TGACACTAAAGGAATTAAAGGTATTTCTCGTGGGCAGGCAATACAAAGAAAATTATATAACCTTAAGTCTAATAATCCTGTTAAATATCAAGCTCTTAATTTTTATTATAATCTTGGTGCACAAATGGCAAAGCATATTGATCCTGCTTCTGCAAAAAATTTCTCTAGAAGTAATCTAAATAATAAACCTTTATCTAAATGGGTGCCTTTAGATTATATTAACTTTGGTTCTAATAATTTAAGTAAAGCTTCTGTTTTAGGTAAACAATTAATAGATTCTAATAACAATAATACTTTAGATGATTTTGCAAGGAATAATCCTTGGATGACAGAAAAAGGTGAATGGCAATATCCAAGTTCTGTATTAATAGATGCATATCAAATATCAGTTACACCTCAAGGTCAACATATTAGATTACAAAACATGATGGAGTCTGATGCTAGACAATCTAATGCAGGCTTAATATCTATTATTATAGGTGATAGTAACAGTGCAGAGATCTTAGGTCTGCTTCCAGATATATTAGATGATAATAAAGAAATGGACGGGAGCTTACGTGAAAAAATATATAGTAGTATAGATCAAGATATTGAACTTACTTTTTCTTCAGTAGATGATGGACCGTACAAACAAGTTTGGGCTAATTTATTTAACTCTTTAACTGAAGCAAGAGGAGAAGTTGGTGCTGCTAAAGATTATTCTAGAGGACTTGTTGTAGCAGGTCTTTATGGTAAGATAGCTCAAAAAATGTATTCAGAAGCCGAAGACTTTTTCAGTAAAATAAATAAAGCAGCAGTGAATAATCCTAAATTAAATGAAGCTTGGGCTGAAGTAAGAGCAACCTATGCAGGTAATGATATGCGTATGCTTAATGATATGACGGATCTGTATACTTTCTCTATGGAAAAACATATGAGTAAGCTTAATGGTTATCAGACTGCTATGAGAGCTCTAGGCACTGCTATGGCAGCTATTAATGCTCCTTCTACTATTACTAATATGTTTGGAGGTACTCAGCAATTATCTGCAAGTAATATTTCTCCAGAGTTAGAGAGAAGTGTTAATGATCAAGTAGTAGATGGTCTTAATATTAAAACCGATAGAATAGCAGGTATGAATATACCTAGAGGTACTATTCAAACAGACTATGCAGGAGCAGCTGATGCTAGATTGGAAGGTGAAGAGCTTTATCAATATAGACCTGGAACTAAACAAAGAAACTCCTGGCCTGTTGATGTTATACAAGGCGGAGATTCTACTATAATGACTTTAGCTATGTTAGCTATGAATAGTCCAGATGGTGGATTTAAAGGTAACCCAGTACAAGCTATTGCTATACATGATGCCTTAATAACAGGAGCAGAAGGGCACTTGTTAGCTATAAATGCTTATAATAATATAGCTATACCAGCTTTTGCTGCACAAGCTCCAAGTATGATGTCTAAAGTAGTTAACACTTATAACGAAAGATTAAATGAAGTTAAAGATAAATACGGTAAAACAGGAGCTAATATAGGAACAAGATTTTTAGGTGAAGAAAACAATAATAATTCTTTCCATGGACTTACTGGTTACTTTGATAAGATGTATGATAATGTTTATGGTGCAGATTCTCAGGCTACAGTAGAAGATCCTGATTTATCTATAGACAATAATAGAACCTCTACTATGTTTGAACCTTATCAATTAGCTAGAAGTGAATCTAAAAGAAAAGGTGTTATTAAAAGTAATCTAAGAAATAAAGCGATATTAGAGGCTGCAGGTAATCATGGTTGGTTACCTCCTACTGAATCTAATGCTAAAGATAGAGAATTTAATAGAGTTAAAGGTAAAGATCTTCTTGCTTTAGTGGATATAATGAGAGGTAGTTCTGGTTTATTATATAGAGGTGAACAAGCTCATCCATCTTTAAAAGAAGCTTATAGAAAATTACCTTCTGATATTAAACCATCTAAAAATAGTATGGCTAGACATAATGTTAAGTATGGTGAAGAAGCTACTTTAGCAACAAGTGGTTTACTTAATACTATGACTAAAGATTCTTCATCTGATAATAATGTGATTAATCAACTAGTAGGAGCATCTAATGAGATAACTCATATGGTGCCTGCTTAAACTTAAATACCCCCAGAGTACATAATAGTACTTTGGGGGTAATTTTATTTTATCTTATTATTTTTCTAGCCAGTTTTCTAGCTTCGTTATAAGCTTTATCAGCTACTTTTATTGCCTTACTCTTAGTAAGCCCTTCTGTCATACCATTTCTAATGTTACGTTGACGTTGTGCTTCAGCTGCAGCCTTGTTAATACTAGGTGTGTAAGCTAAGCTAGGACTTAAGTCTAACTCTTCTACTAATTCCATATCATCCATGTTCATTTCTGATTCCATAGGAATTATTCCTTGTCTATACATCTCTGCTCCGATATTATAAGACTTCTTTGGTTTGTTTTCCATGTTCTTCTTCCTTTGTTTCTAAGATACCGTTGTGTGCTAAGAATAGATCATACTGTTCTGCACCTATAGTGGCATCGTCTTGTTTACTAATAAAATAATTACGCATGTTTTCTCTGTTGTATGCGTAGGTATCTGGATCAATACCTTCGATCTCACAGTAGCGTTCATCAGTCATTAGTGGTTGTTTATTTTTACTAAGTAAGTACCGATCACGCAAAGCAAACCAATTGTAATGTGTTTTGTTTGTCATGTTTCACCTATGAAAAGAAGTTACGTGAACCAAGGACTTCGAATATATCTAGGTCACCGAGCTTTGGTACTTCTATGGTGCAGTTGTTATGTGTTATACAATCTTTAACTGCTTCCAAGGGGTTATCGTTGCTGTACATCTCAACGAATTTTTCTTGTGTTATTTGTTTTAATAATTCAACATCAGAGGCATGGCAACTAAAGCTATCATGTACTGCTCCGAAGTTGATACCGAATTTATCTATCACTAGTGCCATGTGAGTAGCATCCTGTGAATGAATATAGTTAGGAGAGATACCTGCGCTAGCTTCTCTTCTGTTTGTTGTATCTAAGTATATCTTAGCTACGTGATTGATACGCCCTGGTTGTTTAGATGCGCCACCAATTACTCCTCGTAAGGTAGACTTACAAGTGTCTTGCCGTGTAGCATTAACCTTGTATATAACAGGGAAGCCTGACTTAGTCATCCAACGTATATCATCACCTGCATAGCCTTTAACTAATACTAGTTTACATTCAGCTAACTTAGAATTAATTTTGTTTAAAGCTAGTGTATTCTCTACAGTAGGGTTAGCTCTTTGTTCTTTATTAGCCTGCCGAGCTTCTTTCTTTAACTTACTTATAGCAGAGTTAGATACTTTATTACCATCAGGGTCTTGATACTCGAAAGTACCTAGTTCCCATTGCGCTAAGTCTTGTAGGAACTTCATTGTTGTTTGAGACCCAGGACACACATGCTCAATAGCCTTGAGTATATGTGGAGCTAGTTCATCACAATCAATCTGAGTTATATTGTATTGTTCATCAGCACCAGCCTGTACACAATCAGAGTACATTGATTCAGCTATTGTTTGTGCACCTGCAGAGTAAGCTCTTGTCATTGTAGCTCTCTTAGAAATTAATTTACGTATTTCTGCATAAGACATAGGTCTTTCTACAAAGAATTCAGGTGCTAACTCTACTATCTTTTGAGCCACCTTAACATACAAGTCATGTGGCACTTCACTATCTTGTAGTGCTACTAAATTACCTGTCTTGTTGTCTCTAGATAATGCAGCTGAGTGTTGATAGCCGTTACATGTACCATCAATAGCTACAGGTATACTTGATGTTGGCATTTCACCTTCAGCTTCCATATCAGCTATATCACACCATTCTATACAACAAGCTAAGAACACTACAGGTTTCTCACACTTATGTAATGTACCATTGTTAGCTGTTTCTTCTATTAGGTCCCAGTTGTTATTAAACCAGTTTATTCTATCTTCAAGAGAAAATTTATCTACGCTTATAGTGTCGATACCTTCTTTGTTTAACATAGAGTAGTAGTCTTCTTCTACCCAGCTAGGTATTTCATTTACATCATACTTTTCATTGTATGAGTTAGCAGTGTGTATAGCTAAAGCTCTCTTACCGTTACCATCTATAAGTTTAGATTCACTGAAGGCCATTAAGCCTCTAGCCATATCATTACCTTGATAGTTCATGTAAGGTTCTTTGTAATATACTCTACCTCTGTAATCTAAATCCACTAACGAATAAAACTTAGGCCATTCAACTAGTTGTTTAGCTTTACCTAGAGTAGTCTTTATCTCTGCACGTTTAGCTCTTACTTGTAATGGTCTTAAAGTCTTTTCCCATTCTTTAGCTATAGTATTATAAGCTTGCTTGTTAATAGAAGAAGGTTTCTTTTGATACTTCTCATATGCAGTCTTAAGTACTGACTTAGGTATAGCGTGTTCGTACATCGGTGTGTCTTCAGGTAATATATCTTCAAGCTTATCTATTAACACAGCTAAGACTTTAGGATTTATTTTCCATGAAGTTTGTTGTAAGTTATTTACTGCACGAACAAAGGCAGAGTTAATATAAGTATTATTAAATGCATCCTTCTGCTCTTGAGGGGCAGAGATACCCCATCGTTTTATTAAGGGATAATTCTTAGGTTGCATTATATTACTTACGTTTTCTGGTATTTCATCTACTGTATATACGAGTAATCCTTTACTCTCGATAAGCTTAAACTCACCTATCTCTTCCCAACGAGCTGTTGGTTCAATCATGTAAGGTGCTTGTGCATTGTATGCACCAAAGCCTTCTGCTCTTTTAACAGTAATAAATCCTGATTGTACATAAGCTTCCAGCACGAGATCACCTGTCCTTATTGACTGATGAAAGCTACACTTAGCATTAAAGTATTTTGTGAATACGTGTTCACCAATACCTGTACTTACTTGTGTAACTTTAGCTAGACCTATGGGTTGTTCAGGATATTCTCTTGTAAAGTTAGAGGACATCTTATCGAAAGCTACTTGTACTATATTAGGTAAGCTTTCTTTAAAGCTAGTTATAGTACGTAATATCTGAGCACCCTTATTTGCTTTAGGGTTATTCATATTTACACTAGAAACTTTAGTTATTAGATAATCCACCACTTCATTTAGAGGGTCTTTCATGTTATCTTCCATTGGGTATTCCCTTTTAATAATGGACTTCAATTATATATTAAGGCCGTCTAACATATCATCGTATACTCCATCGTGTAATCTACCTGTATCATAATCAAACTTACAAGTACCTGCCGGTCCTGTCTTACCAGTATATCTTGATTTTAATACTGAAAGTTTAATTGTGTTTCTTTCTTCTTCTTGATCTGCAGTTATATTACGAGCAAATGCTAGTATATCATGTGATATTTGTTTGATAGAACCAGAACCACGTATATCATCTACAGTAGGTAATCTACCTTCTTCAAATGATTGACCTGTAGTAGACATCTTACGTAAGTGAGACACTAAACCTATCCACACGTTATGTTGTTTAGTTATTCTTAGTAAATCATTCATTACTTTATCTATAGCTTCGTTACCCGTTAGTCCATCAGAACCTTCAGATACTAGTATAGTTATATGGTCAATGAACAAGTACTTACATCCAGATAATGCCATGTACTCTAGCTGAGATATAATACCGTTAGCCATAGAACCACAGTGATCTAACACTAATACTCTATCTTTAAACTTATCAAAGCCTACTCTGAGTTCATCTAGCTCTATCTTATCTGCAGCTGGATTC